CATTTTGTGGCACGCTTTTTGCTATGGGTCACCCTTACCGTTTTTTAACATTTCGCACCCGACTTTGGCACGGTTTTTGTTATGCGTGTGCGCCCGTGAAATTGTTTCACGTGGAACACATTGTTAAACAAAGTTAAAATAATAATTTAACACAAAACAACACGCCAACCGCTTGCACGTTCAAAACAAATGCTTAACTTTGCAGCAAGTTAAACAATTAAATACATTGAGTTATGAATAACGTAAAATCATTAAGCGAAAACATCGCAAAGGCTGTTAGCGAAACAACAAAGCACGTAGAATTTTTGGCGGCTGCTTATCCCGAAATCCGTACCAACTTGCAAAGTATTGCAGAAACTTTGCAGGTAGTACACCATTCGTTAGGTATGGTTTGCGAATTGTCAGAAATGCAAGAAAACGTACACAAACAAACCGTGCCAGAATTTGAGGTTGAAAAGGCTTGCAAAAATCAAGCATATGACTTTATAATAACTGAAAGGCTGTTAAACCGTTTCAAAACCTTTTGTTCGTGTTATCCCGTAAGCACATACAACGAAAAAACGGGTGCTGACATTCTTGCAAAGCACGTGAAGTAACAAGAAAGGCACAAAGAAAAGGCGGTAACAATCAAGTTGCCGCCTTTCTTTTTATCCTGCCTTTCAGTTACTCAATATAAACGCCGTCAGACAAAGCCGCATATATCATTTCTTGTTCCTCTGCAAGCATTTCGGCGGTGTGTATGGATGTAACATCATCGAACACGTTAAACCCTCTGAAATCGCCTAAAATGCCCGTTTGTCGGTCGGTGTTTCGCCCGTTGCTTGCGCTCTCGTACCACTTGCAGTAAATGTAAGGTTCTAACCCGTAATATAACATTTCGTTCCAATCATCGCCGCCCAAGGTTTTAACTTGGGTGCTTGGTGAAAGGTATATTATTTCGCTGCTTGGCTCTGTTTCCTCAACTTGAAATACAACGCCATTGCAGGACAAAAGCGCAACCCCGTTGCCCGTTACCACGTTTATAACGTACTGCAAACCTATCGTTTTACCTGCATAATCGGTATTGAGTGTAACAAAGCCTGCAAACGGCAAAAAGATTTGTATTTCGCTTTCGTAGTCGGTGTTGTCCTCATTGTGCGCTGGTACTACCGCCGTGCCGAAATCAAGTGTTATTTTGTCTTGCTCTGGCTGGTGGCAAGATACGCCCGTATTGTAGTTACCGCATCGTATTACATCGGCGCTGCTTGCCCCTATGTTGGTGTAAACACGGCGTATTTTGTTCACGTATGCGCTCAAATCTATGTTTTCGTATATGGCTGCGCCCGTGCTTGGGTCTGTTCCCGTTTCTTTGAAAAACCGTTTGCCGCTAAACTCTGCCAACTCATCAAGTGTTACCAAATACACGTTAATTGCGCCGTATTGTTGCCCCACAACGGTAACGGGGTATGCTTCCGCATATACTTCCATACTTTGATAATCGCCTAACAAAATTTGCCCCGTTGCGGTCTGTTTATCCTCTGAAAGGGTTAGCGGTTTATTTTGATAATATCCGTGTTCGTCTTGGTATGAAAAAACGGGTATTTTCATTTCGTCCGTATCATCAAACGCCGTGTTCGGGTTCGCTTTCAAAACAACGCTTAACGTGTCGCCCTCAAACAAATATTCGGGTAATTCGGGGTCTGCATAACAATTACTTAAACTTGGTTCTATCATTATAGCGTACAAGTATTGCCCCGTTATCGTTACGGGCTTTGTCGGGTCTATATCCGTAACGGTTGCCGTTGCTATGCTTCCATGTTCCAAAACCTCAACTTCCATTTGTACGGTTTTCGGTTGCCCGTCCGTACCCGTATAATTTACGGTCGGTTGCTTAAAACGGTATCTTGGATAACTACCATTAACCGTAAAAGTCGCCGTTTGCCCGTCATACGTGTGTTGTTCGGTCGTGTCCGCTATTTCGTTTGTAACGGTTAGTTCGGGTGTTCCCGTTGCGGTCGTGTTCGGTATGTTGTTTATAACTTCCAAATCGTTTTTGCTTCGGGTGTTTCCCGTGATAGTTATTTTCGTGTCCGCATCGGTATCGGACAACTCACCAAACGCCCAAACCTTTGCGCCGTTCATCTGCAAAACAACGCTTTTCGGGTATCCGCTTGTATTGGTATAAACCGCTTTAATATCGCCTACAAACAAATACCCGTCATCGGTTCTTACGTTTATATCCCAATAACCGCCGCTTGCGTCCCACTGGCTGTTATCATCATGTGCGTTGGGTATATTTACAATTACTGCCATACTCTTTTAATTTTCGGTTGTTCCTTTCAAAGTTACCATAATGATACCCCCGTTTTCATTCAAAAGCCCCGTTTCAGAAAACGGCACTTTCTCAAAATTCGGGGTGCGCTTGTAAACGGTATCACGGTTTGAAATATACGGGTCGGGGTTGTCGCTTTCAGTTACTCGCCCCGTTGCCGCCAAAATCTCGCTTTCGTAGGTTTTGAGTACGTCCACACGCAATACAAGTTCGTAGGCGTTGTTTCCCTCAAAACTCACCCTTTCCACGAAATAATAACGCCCCAAATCGGGTATGTAACAATAGTTGAAAGTCGGGCGTGGTTGCTTTCGTAGTGTTACGGTCGGGCGCAACACATCAAAACTTTGCCGCAAATCGCCCTCAATCGCCGTAAAGTCGCCCAACTGCTTGTTTACCGTGTTCGGGTGTCCGTTGTATGAATAAAAGTTTATCGTTGTCATATCTGTAAGAAAAAAGGCGGTGCGGTGCGCTTTCACCTGCACCCACACCGCCAAAGTTAAACAATCTAATACCTATTGAGTTACTCAATAAAGAATACTACAAAGTTTTCGTTTGTATCGTTGAAATACCCTGCATCAAACTTGTAATAGTTGTTGAAAAACTCTGCCTTTGCGTTGTAGTTCGTTGTTACCCGTCTGTCAAGGTTGCAAACGCCCAACGCATCACGGTCGAACATTACGCCCAACACGCCCGAAATTTCAACGGCTTTGCCGCCGCTTTCCTTGATATTAATGTGTCCCGTGCTGGCGAAATCGTAGTTTTTTCCGCTGCCCTGCCAAAAAGGTACGGTTTCGGCTTGCGGCAAAAGCACATCACCACGGTTAAACGTGTCGGAATAAAGATAGGTTTGCGCTGCCTTTGCAAAGTCGGACAAAAGTACAACGTGTAACATATCTTTCGGCGTAAACCGTTCCTTGCCGCCAACATTGAACACGGTGGAAATGCTTTGCAGGCGGTCGGCGTAAGTCCCCATAACGTAAGACGCGAAGCGGATAAAGTCGGGGTCGGTTATCGCCTTTGCCGCTGTCAGTGCGTCAGGGTTCGGGGCAGGCTCGCCTTCGCCTTGCGCTGGTGTTGCAGGGAAATACTTGTCATTGTACAGCTTCAAAAGGTTTACGCAACGTGCCGTGCTTGCGCTGGAAAGGTTGCCTTTGGTTAAATTGCCTGCCGTACCGCCAAACGCAACCGCATCAGCTAACACGGTTTCCGCAATCATGTTGTTAATAGTACGCATTATCAGCGCATCGGCTTTGATAGTCATTGACTTTTCAACGGCTGCATAAATCATCGAAATAAAGCCGTTAAGTTGTGCGGCGTTGCTGAAACTTTCCTTAACCTGCCTTTCCGTGATTGATACGGGCACTTCAAACGTAACCTTTGAGTTGAAAAACTTTGCGGTAACGGTCGGTTTGTGGAATACATCTTGGTCGTAACTTCGTCCGTCCGTCAAGTTCCACGTATCGTTTTCCTCTGCTTCGGGAACATCGGCACTTATTTTTTCCAACACGCTGCCAAACTCCCACGCATCCATAAGTACGGACGGCACTTTGCCCGCATAAGGTCGGTTTACGAAAATTACCTTGCCGATATGATTTACAAGTGATTTTACGTAATTATCCAAGGCACTTTGATTGAACACTTCTTCGCCCAAATCCACAATGCCCGTCAAATTATCGGTTACAATGTCAGTACGCCCCAACACTTCACTCGATACGCTGTTAATAAGCTCGTAAATCTTTTTTATTTCCATATTGCTAAAAATTAAATTAGTTATTCGTAAATACTCGTTGTTAATTCTCTTACAAGTGCAAAGATAATGTTTTTTCTCCAATTATCACGCCTTAACTGCAATTCTTTTGCAATTTCGGTCGAAATTGATTTGCTTGCGCCCGTTCCTTTGCTGGTTTCGGTTGTTTGGCGTTCCTCTGTGCGGTTTCTCTCATCGTTTGCCGTCTTTCGGTCGCTGTCTGAAAAATCGGTATCGTTGAACGCCTTGTTTGCGCCCGTTTCGGTGTTGTCCGTGCTTTCCTGCAAAGTTACGGTTTCCGTCCGTTCAATTTGCCCCGTGACGGGTGTCAGTACATCGTAATCGGCAAGCATCGCCGCCGCTTCACGTTCCCAACCTTGCACGTTTACCGCAATCACCGCCGAAACAACATCGCTTGCGTTGTCGCTGGTTATGTTGCTTGCAACGGTCTTGCCGCCGTACATCAGTAAGGCGTAAGCGTCTAACTTGGTCGGGTCGGTATCGCCGAAAATAGCGGCGTACTCTGTCGGATATTCGGTATTGAAAACCGTTGCGAATATCCCGTTACCCTTTGTAAATAGTTCGCTGTATTTCATTGCTTATCGTCTTTTGTTTCTGTTTCCTCTGTTTCCTCTGTTTCGGTATCGTTACCGTCCGTTTCCGTTTCCGTTTCTTTCGTTTCTTCTGTTTCCTCTGTTTCGGTATCGTTTCCGTCCGTTTCCGTTTCCGTTTCTTTCGTTTCTTCTGTTTCCTCTGTTTCGGTGTCGTTTCCGTCCGTTTCGGTTGTTTCCTCTGTCGGGTCGGGTTCGTCTGTCAGGTCGGGGTTTTCCTTTGCCGTTTCCAAATCAGCCGCCAAAGCGTTGTAATTATCCCTATCCAAACCCCAACTCGAAGCAAGTTTAACCGAAATTTCGGTATCGAACATTTCGTTAATTTTCTCAACTGCATTTTGTCTTTCTTTTAGCATATTATCCACATACGGCAAAAGTGCATCTACATTCATTGATACCTCGCCCAAATTAAGGCGTTCCCGTTTCATGTTGTAGTTTGCATTTAGCCCCAATTCGTTGTACATACTCGCTTTGTAGTATTGTACCAACTCAATAAGTTGCGTTATGTACACGCTGTTTGTGGTCGGTGCGGTCTGCATATTTACGCCCTTGAAAAAAGCGTTTTCCCCGATTATAGAAAACTCGCCGTCTTGTATCTTGCACAAAAAATCCTCTGCACTCTGTTTTGTCTTGTCATCGCTGGCACTTATAAGCATTGTAATACGGGTTAAAATGCTGGCGGTGTTCAACGAAATAATCCCGTCAGTATATAATACCGCATAACGCCCAATCAGCGGCAAAAGGCTTTCGCCGTTGCTGTCATTCTCAATCAAAACCCCGTCTTTCTGAATATCGTAGGTTTTGTTTAACTTTAATGCAGGGTTCGCCACGGTGTAAAGCGTTGCCCGTCCGTAAACATCGGGTTCGCCGCCTTTGCCGCCCGAAAGCGCATACAAAACCCCGTCCACGCTGGTAACAAAGGCGTTGCCCTTGGTCTGCAAAAGCCGCTCCAATTCCTTTTGCGGTATGCTGTCGGGCAACCCCTCATACTCAAACATACTTTGAGTTTTCGCCAACGTGTTCGCCATAAATTCAGTTACGGCGGTGTCTTTGTCCCTTATTTGCTGCTGGTACAACTTGTAAATGTTATCTTTCCTTTTCATCTGTCAAAACTTTAATTAGTGTTGTAAGTTCGGCTAACACTTTCGTATTTTCCGCAATCGTATCTTTTAGGTGTTCCGTTTCTTCTTGGTGCGACAGCCTTTGTTTCACCATATACCAAAACAAAGCCCCACACATCACAATCGGAAAACCCAAACTCGAAATAATTTGAATAATAGTATTTGCGTCCATATCGTTATAATTTAGTTACTTGCAAAGATATGCATTTATTTCGTAAAACGGTCGGTTCGGCACGAAATTTGCACCAAACCGCCCGTAATTTTCATTTCAACGAAACTATGTTTGTCTTTGCGCTCGTAATTAAATAATTGCGTACTATCTCGCCGACTTCGTTATCTTGGTAGAAAACTTTGTCTATTGCGAAAAACCTTGCGACTTGTTGTTCAACATAACTTGCCGTACTTAACAACTTGCGCTTGTAGTTCGGTTTGCCGTTCATTTCCAAAGAATAAATAAGGCTGTTTTCCTCATCTTTTATCGGGGTTGTCTTGGCGTGTATGTACGTAAAGCATTCGTTGCCTACATGGATAATGTTGCCTTGCAAAACTACATCGTTAAACTTGATATAGTACACAAATAACACGTCTTGCGGTTTGTACTTGCAAGGCAAATGCGGATAAACTGCAAGTTCCCACTTACCGCCCGTAATCATCTGCAAGTTTTGGTTATCGAAACAAAAATACTTGTTGCTAGCTTTGTGTTGTACTATCGTGCTGCAATACTCAACCGCCACTATTGCGCCGTGTTCTCCAAAGCGGTATATATCTATCGTTCCCTGCTCCATAAACGGCACTTGCTTCAATCCCATTTCAGTAAAGTACGGGCAAAACTTGTTTACCGTGTTACCCAACATAAAAACCGTAACATCGTTGCGCTGGCGTATTATCGTACTCAAAAGGTTCATAAACAACATAAACTCATCGGGCAAATAATACCGCCGTGTTAGAAACTCGTCAAATACTATCGTTGTAACATTCGGGTAACTGCTGCTTTTTTCGTGTTCCTGCTCTGAAAGGCAAAACCCGTAACAAAACGGGGTCGGGTCGGGTGTCCGCTTGTTTTTCTCTGCATCGTAGTAAGATAAAAACCACTTGTTCGACATATAGAACACTTCGTTAAATTTGCCCTCTGTCAGTTCCTCAATAAGTCCGTTTGCCACGTGATTTGCAAACAGACTTTCGGCACGTTTGCCCCGTAAGTCCTCACGCCATCGGCGTATATACGCCATTTGCTTGCCCGTCTTGATATAGTTTTCCAAACCATATTTTAAGGCTGCATAAGTCTTGCCGTTTGACCTTTCGCCAAATATAACATTATAGTCAGCGTTCTTGCTTAAAATCGCTTTCAAGTCGTAAAATTTCGGCTTGTCTGACTTTGTCTTTCTTGTTGTCATAATCGTTTATTTTAGTCCTTAAATTTGATACCTCGCAAATAGTTTATGTACATAACCGAAAGGGAAAGGCTGTAACCTGTCGGCTCTAAATGTACGCCCGTGCGTTCGTTGTAATGCGCCGTGCTGCCTTTGTAGTCGGTTATCTCGCCTTGTATCTCGTAGTCTATGTATGTGTGTATGTTCTTGCCCGTTGCCGCTGGCGGTATATCCAAATAGTTTGTAAACGCATCAAATATCCCGTTTGCCCCGTACTTTTCAATAAGGTAGGGAATTGCGGCTTTTTTGTTTACGCCCGAAACGGTTAAACTGAAATCGTGTGCCCGTCCGTTTGCTTTTAGTGCGTTCGGTTCTTGCACCATATACCGTTTTGCGCCCAAAGTCTTAAACCGTGTATATGTGCCCTCGAAATCCCACACACCCAAAGTCTTTGTTATGCCTTTTATCGTTTGTGGCTCGCAAAGCGAAAACGGCAAACCGTGGTACTTGCAGGCGGCACGCAATTTCATTTGCACCTGCATATTATAAGCCTTGAAATATGCTTCGTGCGCCTTGCCGTTCATTATTTTAATGCTGTCCGTGTCGCTGTATATGTAATCGTCTTTTGCTTCGTGTATGCCCGTGAAAAGGTTGCGCCGTGCGTATGCGGTTACGAAAATGCCCCACGGGTAAAACAAGAAACGGTTTTTGCTGGTGTTGTACTTGTATAATAGTTCTTGTTTTTGTTCGGCTGTCATTGAGTTAATATCCCATTCGCCGTTATATGTAAACTCATCACGCAAAGGGTTGGTAACACTCATACCGTAACAACTATTTAACATTTCCTTGCTGTTTAGATATTCCACTTCTTTGCCCTCAACGCCTTTTAATTTCGTCTTGCTTTCGTACAAATGCAGGATAGATTTTACAAACGGTGTCGGCAAATACTCTTTCTTGTAACAATACATTTCACCAACTCGCATACTTTCCCATGAATAAAAGTTTTTGATTATGTTGAAATCCACGTCCGTAATTGTCAGCGCAATTTTTGCCGCCGCCACAATACGCCCGTTATTCTCGCACGGGTTTTCTTTCACAAAACATTTGCTTGCACTTATCGGGTTGTCTTGCGTTTCGCTGGCAAATATGTTGGTAAACTCAATATCGAACACGCAACAATACTTTGATATTAAAAACTCAAATTGCGCCATGCTTTTAACCGTGATTGCAACGCCTTGCGACATCGGGTATTTTTCCGCTATCATTACATACGGGTAACTGCTTGTAAAGTCGTAACTATCCACGTTGTACATTATTTCGTCTGTATATTCGGCGTTTGCGTGTGTAAAACCGCCTGCAAATGCACGTTGCAGCATATTAAATTCATTCATACCCGTAATTTGTAGTTCCTGCATCAGGTTTACATAGTCCCAATTTGGCACGGTATTTCCTGCATCTCTTTTTTCACGTAAGCAATGCGCACGGCAATACTTGCGCACAAACCCCGTCTTTGTTATCGGTATGTGCGTTATCCCTTTGCTTTCCTCGATACGTTCTTGTATGTAGCACATCACTACTTTAATATCGTTTATGCAATAATGTATTTCCGCATCAGTAAGCGGCGTTTCGCTATGCCTTATTTGCTGGTAGTCCAAATCGCCGACGGCTTTCGCACACTTGTATTTCATAAGTTGTTCGCCCAACTTTGCAAGTGAATAACCCGAAAGCAAGTAACTACAGCGAAACTCAATGTTACCCGTTGTTATTGCGTAAATCGGTTTACGTAAATCAATACTGAAAACCCGTCGCCACTCAAACCACTTGCGCAAAAATTGAAATTCATAGGAAAGGTTATGTACATACACAATAAGGCGTAATTTACCATTCAGTTGCAAAACCTCGCTTATGGTCTGCATCATCGTGACAAACTCGCCCCACGTGCGCCCCATTATAGTATATCCGTTTATGCCAAACTGCCAAACGTACATTATTGCGGCTTTCTCTAATTTCGCCTTGCGCCCTTTGCCGTCCTGCATACGCTGCACTTGCTCGTATGGGTACGCCAGTCCGTCCGTATCACGGTAAAAACTTGTTGTTTCAATATCAAATGCGCACGGTATATTGTAAAACCGTTCGCCCTTGCTGTTTCCGATAATGTTTTTTTCATTTACGGCTGCTTTCAGTATTTCGGTTATTTCGGTCGGGCTGTTTATTCTTTCTTGTAACTCAAAAGGTATTTTTTTCATAACCCAAACTTATTAAAGTTGCGCAAAATGCGCTCTATATCGTTTTGCATATCCTCCATTTGGTCGGCTACCTCATTTGCTTGCCGCTCTATCTCTGCATCAATCGCCCGTGATATGCTTTGCGCTTCGCTCTCAATTTGGGTGCTTATATCACTTGCGCTTTGCTCCATTTCGCCCGTGAAATCCTTGTACCTCATCAGATACCGTTCCACGAAATCCCTATCCGAAACGCTGTTTAACTTGCCTTGCAAGTTCCTTGCCATTAAATTGTACTCATCGGGCGTTAAATCGTACATATGTTGCAGGTGTTGCCCGTACTGCCTTGCACCTTGCGCCGTACTGGTTGGCTGTTGTAAAAACGAAATCGCCTTGCCGTACTCAATTTTTAGGGTGTTCCAATCGCCCTTCATTGAGAATTTTGTAAAGCCTTGTATATCGCCCTTGTTTAACGCTTGTACGGCTGGCGAAAGTTGTCCGCTTTGCTCTATGTTCTGAATACGGCGGTTTGCCATTTGGAAAACCCTTGAAATCTCTTTTCGATATTCGGGGCTGCTTTCAACTGCCTGCAATATCTCTTTTTTGATTTTCGCCCGTTGGGTTGCTCCAAATACCGATTTTGTAAACTTAATCTTAAAACCTAACTTTGCCATACGCTTTATATTAAATAGGGGTTACGTTGTCGCAACCCCTACAAAGTTAAACATAACTTTCCAAACTCTTACAAGTCCACAAACGAAATAGCATAACACTTCTTGCCGTGGCTCTCGTACTCGTAAATCGTGTACCCAACTTTGCCGTCTTTGATAGTTTGTACCGCCTCATCATCGGCAAGTATTTCACGCACCGTTTCGGCGGTGTGGCTTGGCAAGTTCACCAACCGTTTGTTTTCCCCATCTATAATTACGGGGCTGTCGCCTAATTGCGACTTATGTACGTAAACCCCATTGATTTTGTGTACCACATCTTTGCCGCCCTCGCTTTCAGAATTGAAAATATCGGCTAACTTAATGTACTGAAAATCGGTTGTGTCAATGCCAAACGTGGTCTTGTTAAACTTACCTGCAAAACTTTTCATTGTAGTAATTCTTTTAATTGTTAAACTTATTGTTAATTATTCGGCTGTCTGTCCTTGCGGCTCGTCGTCAAACGGCAAATTTGGTTCGGGGTTGGCTTGCGGCTTCAAGTCCATAAGCCACGCACGAAAGCGGTTTATTTTCATTACTGCCCGTTGGTTGCGGCAAACTTCATTACACGCCATAAGGCTACCCAACGCCGACAAAGCGGCAAACGAAAACTCGTCAAATGCGTTTCTTTTTTCGTTCATTGTAGTAAACTTTTAATTGTTAAACATAGATTTTTTGAATTTCAACGTACCGTTGTGTTTGACTACCGTTGTGTCGGTTGTTACTATCGTAGCCTTGCCCCGTACCGTTGTACCCTTTGTAACGGTGCAACCCTGCAAAATTGCAGATAGAAACAACATCGCCCCACATACGGCGAAAATCATAACACACATTGCAACTTCTTTAATAGCTTCTTTCGGTTGCTCTCTGAAATATTGTAGTAACTCTTTCATATTTTCAAGTTGTTTAAGTAACACGTTGCAAAGATACAACTTTTTTCTAACATACAAGCATAAGCGCACAAATTATTTTCGTTTTAACTTTTCTTAACTCTTGGTGTTGTGTTCCACGTGAAACATTTTATTTTGTGTATCGGTGTGGCAGTGTTCCACGTGAAACAATTTCACGGGCGCACACGCATAACAAAAACCGTGCCAAAGTCGGGTGCGAAATGTTAAAAAACGGTAAGGGTGACCCATAGCAAAAAGCGTGCCACAAAATG